ACCCATTTGTGGGTAGTACTGTACAAAAGGTATTCTTCCGTAATTATGCTGTCTAGGTGCCATAGCCCATCTATCATCAGCTACATAACCTACATGAGTAGATGTCCATACTTCTAAGAACTCTACAGTGCCACTTACTTTACCTTCATACTCTGGGAAGTGTGCTTTTACCCAAGAAGCATCCATTTCACAAAACTTAATAATCCATCTAGGGTTATTTGATGCTATATCCCACACACACTCTTGAGGATTAATAACTTCAGCAATTATTGGGAAATTAAATTTTCTATCATTGATAATTTGCTGGATTTTCTCCTTGTATTGAGCATCTGACTCACCTTCTGATTGATCTGGGAAATCACTCCACATATGCCCAGCAAACTCGTATTTTGCCCATGCAACACCATACAATCCTTGATGTTTTACTATCTCTCTTTGTACAGGAGTATTTTGTTGAATCATATGATGAGCACCTTGTAAGAACTTTTCTATAAGTTCGGCTCTTGCTTGAGCTCTAGGTCCTGGTGGTGGTACATCTATATCTATATACTTTGGACTAGCGTGAGCTACTAATGTTTCTATAATAGAGTGAAAAGTGCCTAGTTTTACCTGGTTTCCACCTTCTGGTACTGAAAAATCAAAATCTCCTAAATAAAAATCATCTGCTTCTTCACAATTTCTATAAAAATTACGAAATGATGCCATAGCACCTTCTTGAGACATTTGAGCTCTAATCCATTGTAAAGTAAGTTCTGGTTCATCTTCTGGAGATGCAGATAATAAATTTGCAGTTTGTTCTGCAGCACTTTCTATTTCAGCATGACTCATTGCCATTTGACATTCTCCTCAAGTGTTAATGGAACTCCATTTAATACCAAGTCTGGATGTATATTTTGAAGTTCCTCTATTTGCTTTCTTCTTCTTTCTCTTTTTATCCTTTGGATAATTTTAGAAGTATTAGATGTTCCACCTAGTGGCTCCATAGTTCTAATACTAGGAACTACTTGTTGAGCATTCTCATCTAACATAGCTGGATCACAAGCCATTAATGCTAAACATTCTGCATCAACCCAGTCATCATGTGGACTATCAGGATGTGAAAACTGATAACCCATTCCAGACTGCTTCACCTCTATCGCTTCCATCTGACTCTTTAGTTTATCCCAAGATGTAGGAAATTGCACAGTACCATTTTGTAGAGCTATGGCATAGT